ACCGTATCTAGCATCACTAGAGATAGTGGCAAGGTTGACAGTTTCGCCTGATGCCATGAATGAAAAACCAGACCGTCTGTTTTTGAGGTAGCACATTCCATAACATCTTCTATCGGCTTTGCAAGCTTCCCAGAATATAAAGAATAATCTGTTTGCTTCCCTAAAATCTGGTTGCCCAACATCAATTTTGGACCACTGCAAGTACATATAATGAGTACCAGTAATATAAGTAGCTTTACCTTTATTAGTGAACCAATAACCTTCGTGGCGTTTGGTAAATTCTTTATCAATATACGCATACCATTTTTCTTTAAACTCTTCTGGATATTGTTTCCAATCAAATACTGTTTTTATTCTTTTTAACTCTTTAGGGTATTCTTGAGCTTGCCATCTATCAGTTTTATTAAAAACATCTTTTTCTTTTGGTAAAGCTATTTTTAAATTTTGTATTTCGTATATTTCACCAATCTGACCTGTCTTACTAATTACAATAACATCGTATTCTTTATTGTAACCGTACTCCCACTTTTTTGATCTATTTATTTTTTTAACTACGTGAGGCTTTATAGGATTTATTACCTTGTATAAAGTTTGCTCGTACATTACTTAGATCTTCTTTCAGCAAAACCTCCAAAAGGTTTAGCTTTAGCTTCTTCTTTAGGTTTATTGTTTAACATATCTTCTTCTTCTTTAATACGGTTAAGTATTTCAAAAGCATCAAATATAGCTAGTTTTTTAGTAGCAGCAGCGTTTTTTAATCTATCAGCTGATATATCATCATCAGAATCAACAATAGCTTCTTTAGCTACTTTTATAAGTTCTTCAACTGCTTTGTGCCCAGCTTGGATTATATTCTTTTTCGTTTCCTTGACGTTCATATTTAATTACAATATCATTTGATTTCATACAGTATAAACGCTTACCGTCAACTAAAAAATCAAACTCACCAAACGGTTTGTAACCTACAACGTCTCCCTCGTTTATTCCTAGCGCTTCTAATGCATTATTACTATATTTTAATATACCAATAAGGCTTTCTTCTATATTAGCGTTTACATCATCATTATTTCTAAGAGGATTTACAAAACATCTATCACCAAATGATATCCATTTGTTTTTATTTTTGTAAAGATATATTTGATCTGGTTGAACAAAATATAAATTATCTTTGAAAAACGACTTGCTATTTTTTTCGTTACCTCTAATATCATAAAATCTTCTAAAAACATTATGATGTATCATTATTTTATCACCTTTTTTAATTGGTGTTTTATATGCTAGAGGAACTTCAATAACTTTTGCTATATTATTTACAGATTTAAAACTTTCAAGCTTAGTGTTAATTATAAGGCTTTTGTCACCTATCTTAACTTCATTATTATATCGCTGACCTAATGGTTCAACGATAAAATCATAAATGCTTTTCATTAATATTCTAAATCATACTCAACAGATATAGCCATGTTAGAATTAAATTTCTTCCATGGCAATACCTCGTTGTTTTTTTTAATGTAAATGTTATAAGAATTATCTTTTGTATCAAAGATTATATTGGAAATAGTGTGACCTCCATATACAGATTGAGACAAAGAATAATGCATCGCATCAGTTTTATAATCAGATCCGATACTGATTTTTCTAATAACAGATGACATTACTCCTTAACTTCTTCTTCTTTTTCGATAGGAGTGTAAGAACCGTCTTCAAGATTAATGTTAATCGATCCGTATTCTTCTTCTAGTTCTTTTTTAAAGTCTTCAGTTTGTTTGTTAACTTCATGGAACTTAGATAATACCGCGGTTTTTTGGGCTTCTAAAAATCCTACTTCATTTAATAACTTGTTTAAGTCTTTTTGAAAGTTTTGAATTTTTTCTAGTTGGTCTTTTTTAATATTCATTTTAATTAAATTTGATTACTTGCCTATTGATTTAAATTTCTCTGCACCTCTTGAACCGAAATAGGCAACATAAACGGTTATAAGAAGTGATTTTAATAAGTCAACCCATCCTGTATCTATAGCAAAGGGTATATTGAAACCATCTAACAAAATAAAAATAACAAGAGATATTGTTAAAAATATTAATGTTATTGGTCGTGTATTTTTTGAAAGCCATGAATCTGATTTCATATCGCTATCCCAGCGTTTTGAAACCTCTTGTAATTCAGTCATGTCTTGTTCTAATAATTTTAATGCAGTTTCTTTGTCTTGTGGTGGTAAATCCTCATCTTTATCTATAAGGTTTTTAACCATACCTAGTGCACCTTGATCAGGCAATATATCTCCTATTACATTTATAATACCTGATTTACCTAGTAAAAATTGACCGACTTTAGTTTCTTTAAATTTTTTTTTAGGTTTAGACATAATTACCCTGCTTTATACGCGGGTTTTTCCCACGGTAAATTTCTATTTGATTCGTTAAATTCTTTTCTTAAATATTTTTTACCTTTAAAATAAACCGCTTCATTGTCGTAATACAACTCTCCGTTTTTCATTTGATCTATATGAACCTGCTCGTGATTTATAGTATCTTCTATATGTTTAGGATGCTTTAAATCTTTATTTATAAGAATATTACCTTTTTTATCAGCTCTACCCATAACGTTTTTTTCCATAGGTACGTGAACTATAGGAGCATTATCTAAAGTATAAAATGGTTTAATTTTAAAAGCCATATCTAAATAATGAAAGCCGCAGGGCCTAAACCCTGCAGCATATCATAATTAATTATTAAGAGAATACTATGTTACTAACTGTAATACCTGATGGTAAAGCAACTTTAGCTTTTACACCACCTGGATTAGCTGTTAATGCATAGTTAATTGCATCTCTTACTGAAGGAGTTGTTCCTACTGAAGCATGAGTAATAGTAGCTTCGTCAAGAACACCACCGTTAAACTTAATTACTGTAGTTGTTGCTGAAGCAGCGTCTACTCCTACAATACTATCTACTCCGATTAAAATGTCTCCACCGTCAAGCCCAGCTCCCGATGAATAAATTGAGATAAATTTTGCCATAATTTTTAATTTTGATTTTTGTTAATGATTGTTGATTGTTGTTATTATTATTTTTTTCCGCATTTATATTTTGCAACACCAGCTAAAACATCGTCTTGTAATTTAGATATTTTTTGCTTGTCTTTTTTCATTTTTTTAGGACCACCTAAAACTTTAGCTTTTATATTTTTTGGATCCATATATACTCTTTTGTTAATCATTTCACCATGTCCTGGTAAATCATAACTTTTTAAGTTTCCTGCTTTAACTGATTTTACTTTTTTCATTTTACCAGGTCCTTGCTCAGCTTTGCTAGCGTGAACAGCTTTTCTTTGAGCATCACTTTTGTATTTGCTCATACCTTTCTTTTTCATGTCATCATAATGAATATCCCCTTTTAGTCTTGATATTTCACTTCTATCATATGCCATTTTATGATCTTGTGACATACCATATTTACCTGGAGCAGCTTTTATAGCATTTTGTAATTCTTGCGGTAATTTATCTTGATCACCGACTAACTCTTTGTGTGGCCCTTTATATTTGGCCATACTTTTGTCATAAAATTTATGTGGTTGCCCGTATTTACCAGCTCCATGACCTCCTGAAATAATTGATTTCCCTGGTCCTGGTATTCCACCACCTATTGTTTGTCCTTTTTTTCCCATGATTATTTTTTTTTGATTGTTGATTGTTGATTGTTGTTAACTTAATGCGACTATATCTGTTACACCACCACCTGTATCTGTACTATAAACTTGAACTACACTAACCGGTAGTATAGAACCTTTGACAGGGTTTACAAAAGTTATAACCTCGTTATTTATAGTATGCACTTTAATACTTGCTTCTGCGTCATAACTATACGTTAAAGTAGCATCAGCAGCTATACTATCTGCTTGAGATAAAGTATAATTACTAGCATCAACCACTGTTGCTACTAGTAAACCTGCATCTGGTAATCCAGCGCCTGTAACTCTCATACCAACTTTAATTAACGGATTTGGAGATTTTAAACCTACATTAACTGAGTTGTTAACAACAGTGTTATTTGAAGTTGTTGTAACAGGTAAAGTACTTGGTGAGTTACCTATATATAAATTGTATTGCTTCCAAGCTCCTATTGGAGTTGAAGCTTTTGCTCTACCATCTATAAGTAACGTATCACTTGGAGTAACTGGTATAGCTGATTTGTACGAGTCGGTGTAATAATTTCTAATCATTTTTTTTTATTTTTTTTCTTTATTTTTATTACAAAAGTTTCTAGCAGCTTCTTTACTACCAAAACCCCATTTTTTAAGAGCCATTTTTAATTTAGTTGGCTCACCTTTTTTATTTTTTAAAGAACCAGCCATACCTCCAAATCTACAAGCAAAAGAAACTCTACGTTTACCAGTACCAGATGTTTGTCTAGTACCTAGTTTTTTACCAGTTTCTTTAGTGTATTCAGATCTCATTTTACGATTTTGTTTTTCGTAAGACTTTTCTGTTATAGCAGGTCCATTGCATTTTTTAGCAAAAGGAGAATTGTATTGTGTGTAAGCCATTATATTACTTTGTATTTAGTTTTACCATTATCTTTATAAGCAAGTAGACATCTTCTTCTATTAGCATCTTCAGATACATAGCTTACATGCACCCAGTCAGGATTTTGATCAGTACCAAATTCCCAAATCATTTGATCGAAATCTAAATTATTTTTTATATACTCGTACATTTCTGCATTAGTTTTATAACCATAATTATCATCTAAATCAAGAGCGCAACCAATACAGTGTTGAGACGTTGTACTTCCACCAATAGCAGAATTTAATTTAGGCGAGCGATAGAAACTATTAATAGCGATTGGACCACCCACCCATTTACGTAGAGGTTCAAACACTTTTTCTGCAATAGTTTTCATATTAACTAAATCTAATTTCCTAGGTGTATTATCAATATTTAACCTAGTTGCTGTGTGAGATTTAATCCCTTCTTTAAGCGATATGTGTTCACTTATTCTATCACTCATTTTAGTGAAATTTTACTATCTTTTAGCAATACTACTTATTGGTCCAGCTTTATAATCACAAGGATACTTTGAAACTTGCATGTCATTTCTTGCATTACCTTTTGCTAAATTTGTTGCAGTGTGAGGTCCACCCCACGTTGCATCAGCGCCAACTTGTCCTTTTTTACTCATATCTTATATTTTAAACTGATTATTGTCTAGTTCTTCTCTAGGTGTTATATCTGGAGTTCCTAATGTAGGAAACGAACCAGCGGTTTGAACATCAGGATTTGAAACTATAGGTTTACCAGATCTGTCTATGTTTTTAGTATCAAACTTCATACTCATAGATTCTTGATCTTTTGGAGAAATAAACTTATTCTTTATTTCAAAAGGTCTAAACATGTCATCAGCCTTATCCATACTCATAGGATCTAATATAGACTCTTTAATCCTTTCGTTTATATCTTTCATTATTTTTTAGACTTTAAAACTTTGATTTTATCTTCAAGCTTTTTAATCTTTTTGTCTATTGAAGAATATTCTTTTTTTACTTCTTCAACCTTTTTTTCTTTTTTTCCCATGATTATCTGTTTTTATCTTTGTTAACATTATTTATAGACGTAATCATTACTTTGTCTATATAGGTTTTACCTTTCATTATTTTATTTCTATGTAATGAGGTTGGTATATCCTCTATTCCAAGCATAATTCGGTACATTCTACTTATAAGCTGTTTACACTTGAAAGAAACTTTGTATATGTTGTATTTTTGAGTTGTACGATTATGTTTTCTCCATACGATTATCCAACCCTCTTTTAACAATCTGTTCCAGCGTCTATTATCCCAACTATAAGAATAAGTACCGATTTTAAAATCTTCTTTAGTAAAAAGACCCATGCAATCGAAATATATAAGTAATTCTAAATCTGCATCATTTAAGTTGTTATTTTTACAAGCCCACTTCCTGATTATTCTATAATGTTTTAAAAGATTTAAATCTCTAATATCAGAAGCTTCTAGTCTCATAATACAACCACAACATGGTTAATATGAACCACAGTGTAGATTTCTTTTTTTATTTCTATTTGATGAGAATTATTTTTATCAAAATAAATAACATCATTTTGCTTTATTCCAGTTACATCACTACCAGCTGAAACTATAACACCTTCAGCATATCTTATATCTTCACGTTGTTTTTCAGCTAAAAAAAGTCCACCTTTTGTTTCAGATACACCTTGTTTGTTTATTTTAACTATTAAATTTTTACCTATTGCTTTCATTTATCCTAAGATTATTGATTACACAATCGGTTGATAAAATAGTGGTAGCAACAGAAGCTGCATTTTTTAAAGCACTTTTAGTTACAAGCAAAGGATCAATAATCCCTGACTCAATCATATTTACCATATTTCCTGTAACAACATCTAAACCTTTACCTTCAGTTTTAGACGAACTATAATCAACTATACCAGCGTTGTTTAATATTGTTTTAAATGGAGCCTGTATAGCTTTCAACAATATGTTTTCACCTTTATTAGTTGTTTTAATTTTTTGCGAAGCGTTTAATAAAGCAATTCCACCACCTGGAACTATACCTTCTTTAATAGCAGCTTTAGTTGCACATATAGCATCTTCCACCCTATCTTTTAATTCTTGTAATTCAACTTCAGAATTAGCACCAACTTTTACAACAGCAACTTTACCTGATAATCTAGCTAATCTAGTTTCTAATTGAATTATTTCATTTGGATTTTTAGTAGATAATAATTTCTTTTTTATTTCTTCTATTAAACCTTTAACTTCTTCAGATACTTCACCAACATGAATTATAGTCTCTTGTTGATTACTAACACTTTTAATACATTGCCCTAATTGTTCTGGGCCTATTAAATCTATATCATCACCTAAGTCTTCATTTATAATAGTCGCTCCAGTTAATAAAGCTAAATCATTTAATGTTTCTTTTTTGTTAACACCGTATATAGGTGCATCAATAACATTAACCTTTATATTACCTTTTATTTTATTCATAGCTAAAGCAGACATAACTTGTTGATCTACATCAGCTATAATAAGTAATGATTTATTATTTTTTATAACGTACTCAAGTACGTTTTGTATTTTTCTTATATTTTCAATTTCAGATTCAACTAATAAAACTAATGGATTATCTAGCTCAGCTGTTTTAGTAGCTTGATTAGTAACAAAATGTATATTTTTTAATCCTCTATTATATTGTATACCATCTATTGTTTCAAATCTTGTTTCTGGTAAATCTGAAACCTCCATCATTACAACACCTGTTTGATTAACTGATCTAAACGCATCAGCTATAATTTTACCAAGAACAGGATCATTGTTTGTAGATATTGTAGCTACTTGATCGATCATATCATTTTTAACCGGTGTTGCTATATTATTTAAATAATCAACAACATCATTAACAGCTTTATTAATACCTTCTTTTATTTGCCTTGAGTTTTCTTTATCTAAAACCTTGTAAGCTTCTTCTAATATAGCGTGAGCTAAAACCGTTGCTGTTGTTGTACCGTCACCAGCTTCACTCACTGTTTTTTTAGCAGCTTCTTTTAATAATGTTGCACCCATATTTTCCACTGGATCTAACAGCGTTATTGATTCAGCTACGGTTACACCATCTTTGGTAATAATTGGTTTGCCAGTTGTATCCTCTAGAATAACACACTTACCGCTAGCTCCTAATGTGGAGCTAACAGCTTGTGTAAGTTTCGTAATACCAGCAAACACATTGTTTTTAGCGTCCAAACCAAAGTTCAGATTCTTTACAATTGCATTTGACATAATTTAATTTAATTTAATTTGATTAAGTATTATTTGAATGTTTTGACAACTTTAGGTCCTTTAATAAAGTCCACTTTCTTTTTATAGTGATCAACACTACCATCGATAGCAGCTTCAGCAGATTTTAAAGTTTCACGTCTAGTTACATCGAACCATCTGTCGCAACATTCGTCTTCGTTACAGTCACAGCTGGGGTCTTTGTACTCGGTTTGAAAATAACCATTAGGTAACTGAACTATTCTCCAGTTTTTCTTTTCAGCTAAGTGCTTCCAAGCCTTAATAGTTTCTTCGGAAATTTGTGGTGTTTTGGGTTGACTCATTGAAGAGGTCAACGAATAAAAATAAGTCATCGTTTTTTGGTTTTAATTGGTTAAACATTATTTTGGTTTATATCACTACCACAGTGATATAGGTTTAATTATAGTATCACTTGTTTTTTATAAAACTTACACTATTCCACTGGTTCTTCTACTTCTTCTTCTACTGGTGGTGTTGGTGGGATTGGTGGATTTTGCCATGTAAAGTATAAATCTTCGTTTACAGGTGTAATTTGAAGCTTAATATTATCTTCAATAGATTTAGCCATTCTAGCTACATCTAAAGCGTCTTCAAGCCATCCTATCACTACATTTTCAAAAGCTTCAGTATTTTCATAAGGTGTAAAAGGTTCAC